CCCCTCTAAACAGTCAGAAGTAGACCAAGCCTAGTAGGTTCTTGCCCTAGACCTACTACAAGCAGGACTTCTTGTCCTTTCTGTGTCCTGCTAGCCCCCAAGTCGCCTCTCTCTCGGCTTGGGGGCATTTCTCTTATCTGGCTTGTTGAGTTGGAAGCCTTTAGCCTTAGCCGTGCCGTGCAGGCGGATACCGCTATATATAGCAGTAAAGGCTAAAGGCTTCCAACTCAACAAGCCTATTATGCTAAATCGTTATGAAATTGTGACCTAAGCCTATTGACTAATAGAGAGAGAGGTGCTATGTAGAGAGATTATAACGATTTGGTAACAGCCGGTGTAGATAGAGAGAGAATAGTGTATGCTTCGCCCACCATTTCGGCTACTGCCTAATAAGCCTATTGAGTGTGTAGGGGTAAGCCCAGACGAGAGGCTGGTTTGCCCTATCTATGTATCAGGTATAAGAGATAACAGGCTAGTTATGTTTGTGTTAGTGGTGAGTAAAGAGGAGTAGAAATGGGCGTAGGCTTCTCTCTCTATGTATCTCTCTATTAGTTATTTAGGTATAAACAAGAATAAATAAGCAAATGCCCGATTATTTAGCCATTTAGCCATAGGTAACGATTAGGTAACGATAGCCCAAATCAAATAGCGAAATGTCGCATTTAGCGATTAGACTGGGGGGTATCTGGTCAGAAACGCTGACCACCTAACTAGAAAGGTTACTCCCAATGAGTATCGCCCTTATCGTAGAGAGCAAGACAGAACAAGGTAAATACCAGACTGTCTTAGTTCCAACCCCAAATGAAGTCCTTACCTTTACACGCCTATCCAATGGTGGTCGTGGTCGTGGTCAGGCGTGGCAACAGGAAATTATCCCGAGCCTAGAAATCTCGGCTGTAACTGCCGAACCTAACGCTGTCGTGATTAGCGACAACGAAGTCCAACTAGCCCTTGCTGGAAACATAACTGCTTTGGCAGGTCGCCTTATCTCTGCTGGTGAGGTGGAAATGAGTGAGGGGCTGGCTCACGACATTATGGTCGGTGACCTGAAAGACAAACTGTATGCTGGTGACGATAGCCTGAACCAGTATCTAAGGGACAGTCGTAGAAAGTCTGGTATATCTCTCAAGCCTATTAAGCAACTAGAGAACGCCTTTATTGCTATCAACTCCACCACCACACAAACGGAACAAACTTATTTAGGTATGCCAACACCTAACAAGACTAGCAAGACTGAACTGGCAACAGTCCCAGATAAGAAGTGGGCTGAACGCTACATCAACCGAAAAAATGTTAATAAGTCTGGTAAGACTGACTTTGAGATGTTGGACATCATCAAGGCTAACTACCAGAACCTACTTATTCGTGGTCACGCTGGCTCTGGTAAGACTATGTGTGTTCTGGCGTGGGCTAGTGCGAGGGATTATCGCTACTACAACATCTCTGCCAATGTGGGCTTAGAGCCAAGCCACCTGTTCGGTTCGTGGATACCTACCGAAGTTGCTGGCAAATACCAATGGCAAGACGGACCTGTAACAGACTTGGTAAGAAATGGTGGAGTTCTATTGCTGAACGAAATTGACTTTATCCCTGAACGCATTACAACAGTCTTGTTTGGTTTGCTAGACGACAGACGAGAAATCCAGTTGCTAGAAAATGGTGGCGAGGTAATCAAGGCTCACCCTGACCTAGTTATTATCGGTGACCACAACCCTAGTTATCGTGGCTCTCGCCCAATGAACCAAGCGTGGAAAGATAGGTTTGCTCACAAGTGGGAGTTTAACTACGACAGGGCTATTGAGAAAAAACTTATCAAATCTAATTCGTTGCTAGAGGTTGCCGAGAAACTTAGGGACACCTACGAAAAGGGCGAGATAGAAACGCCAGTATCTACTAGAGGGCTAGAAATGCTAGTCAATAACATCAACAATGTAGGCTTGGACTACGCTATCGGAACTTACATCAACGGCTTTGCTGATGATGAACGAGAGGCTGTAGAACTGGTCTTTAATACTGCTAAGGTAAATATTGCTAAGGACTTTGGCATTACTATCAAGGTTAAATTAGAAAGTGACGAGGAGTAAATCGTGCCTAAACCAGAACAAACTAGGATTTATGACCTAGACCAAAACTATTGGGGTGCTTGGGATATGTGGCTCAACACCCACGATAATAAAGACTTAGTAAAACTGGCTAGTCTTGGCTGGGTGGAAGTTCGGGAACTTGCCGAAACTACTGGTAAAAGTGCTGACGAGTTGTGGGAAAAGCGTAACGAGGCTGATAGGGAACTTCGTAAGGAGTATCGTGACTGGCTGGACAACCATAGGGGCGAGTTTGAGCAAGCCCTATTACAGCGTAATAACACGCTGGACAGTATGGCAAGCATATTCCAACGAGCCGACAGAATATTAACTGGACTAAATGTAAATATCCTATTTACTGAAACTGGCGATACACCTGCTTACAGTAATGGTAAGGACATTACCTTTAACGCTAAGTTAATAAACTTATTAGATGAAAAAGTCGTGCTTACCTTTAATGGTCTGAACTACCACGAACTCGCCCACCTACTTTATAGCCCTAGAGCAAATAATAAACTGGGTAAGTGGGTTCAGGAAAGGGAACATAAGGTTACTTCGGTGATTATGAACGAGGGGCAACCTGACCAATGGGTATGGGAACGAGATGAAATTAGGGACTATCCTAATAGGGCTGTAGCGTTTAATATCCTTGAGGATAACCGAGCCGAAACTTTGCTGGTCGCTAAATACCCAAGCGTAAGACCATTTCTGGTCGCTACTGTGGGCGAGTACCTACTAGACCACCCTGATAACCTAGCCGATAGTTTCGTGCTGTTGGCTGGTCGTAGGTATTTCTCGCAAGATGTTCGCCAACAGTCAGCAAACGCCCATATTGCTAAATATGGATTAGAAAAGACTAAAACCCTATTTAATATCGTCAATGAGTATAGAACTCTAGTCTATCCAAAAGACTACGACAGGGGCATAGAACTTATAGACCAGTTAGCCCAGACATTACCCGAGAACTTTACTAAGACTTGCGAGGGCTGGTCGTGTGCTGGTCGTGAGCCACTTAAAAATGGTCGGGCAGTAGGCGAGAAAGAACAGGACAAGATGTCGCCAAGCGATACCAAGTCTGATATAAAACTAGATAGTTCTGAAATCCCTAACGATAGCAAGGTCAATGGTCAAGGCGATAGTAGAGGTGGAACATCTGTCGGTGATGATACTGACGACAAGCCCGAGAACTCTGACTTTAACATCTTAGACAATGAACTAACTAATCTTATTAAGGCTGAAATAGAACGAGCCAAGACTGATAAGGAACTGACTAAGAAAGTTAAAGACACCATTAACGCTATCCTGAAAGATAGAAGTGTTAAATCTATTCTGCCTAAAGGTCGTGCCAGTAATGACGAGCCAACACCCCAAGAGGTCGCTACATCTAGGCGTTTCGCTACTGAACTAGAACGCCTAAGAATTGAGTGTGACCCTGCTTGGATTAGGCAAGTGCCTAGTGGCAAGTTAAATGTTAAGCGTGCTATGAACGCTGATATCAACGACATAAATAAACTGTTTGATAGGTGGCGTGAGGGTTCTGACGAGTACGAAATTGAGGCTAGTGTCTTGGTTGATAGGTCTGGCTCTATGTGGGGTCAAATCGGCTCTGCTAGTCGGTCTGCTTGGATTATCAAGCGTGCTATTGAGAAAATTGAGGGTAAAGTATCTCTGATTACCTTTAACGATAGTGGTAGAACACTAGCCAGCCGAGATGAAAAGGCTAAGGCTATGGTAGTTCGTATTCCTGAAACTTCTGGTGGAACTGACCCTTATAGTGCTTTAACAGAAACAAATAGGATTATGGAATTATCAAATGCCAATACCAAGTTGGTCTTTGTCGTAACTGACGGACAGTTCCACGATAGTCAAAAGTCAGACCAAGTAATAGCCCAGTTACAGAAACAAGGCTGTTATGTTACTGTCGTGTTTATCACAAGCGAAACCGAACTGGAACGCATTTACGAGGCTAGGAACACTAGCAAGGAAGTCATAACCGACCCTGAACACCCTGACTATAACTATTGGACTGCCTACTATGCCAATGACTACCTAGAACAAATGGCTCACGGGGCAGACCTATTCCAAGTCGTAACTAGCCCAGATGATTTAGTTAAGGTCGCTAAGGGCGTGGTCAAGAACTATGTTAAGACCACTTTGGATAGAGCCTAATGAGTGACGAACAAATGGCGTGTATTGCTGTGGCAGGGGTAGTAGGTATATACTTACTATCCCTAGTCATAGGATTTATCTGGCTACACTTTACAACTGAACCTAAACCCAAACAAAACAAATCTAATAAGAAAGTTAGAGGAACAAAATAAAATGGTTAAGAACAAGAAACAAATAGAAACAACTTGGAACTGGTTTGTAGCACGCTACAAGAAACTCGGTTACAGGTCGCTAAACCAGTTCGCCAACGCTACTGGATTTCAGAAGTCAAGCCTATCAAGATACTTTCACCTACAGCGTGAGATACCTAGTGGCACTATCTCGGCTCTCTGCTCTGTCCTAAAGGTCAGCCCTAATACCCTGATGAAAGTAATTGGCGAGGAGTGGAAGTAATGGAAGAACTAGTCAAACTTATTAGAGAACAAATGCGTTGGTTTGCTAACGACAAGGAACAGTTAGCAAATGAGCCAGACCTACAGTATGACTTGGCTTACGCTAATGGTGCTTACAATGCTTATGAGTACATACTAAATCAAATACAGAAAGGCGAGGAAACAAATGTCTAAGTATTCATTAGAAATAGCGATATCGGTAGAAACTGACGCTACTGATTTAGATGACGCAACAGATACAGCCGAGAACTTTATGGCAGAACTAGATAAGTTCATTAAAGCCAGCGAGTATCAAGGCTGGGTAAGTCTGGTGGAAGTTGTAGAGTTAGAGGTATCAAATGGCTAAAATAGATTATTTAAATATGGATATGGCTGGCTGGGTGTCTGCTGACGGCTCGTATGGTTGTGGTTCTGTAACTGTCTTTGACCCTGATATGCTTAGCGAGTTCCAATGGCAAGTCTTAGACAACCTAGCCGACAGCGATAAGCAACCATATATCAAGGCTGTTATAGAGAAACAAGACCTATCCCAATGGGAAAGCGATTATGAGAGTGAAAGAGAATAATGAGTAGTTATGAGTGCCTATGCGTAGCGTGTGGAACACAATGCGAAGTCTGCCTAGAACGCTACCCTGACGACTGTACTTGTCCTAGCGATAGCGAGAGAGAACTAACCGAGAGAGATATTAAACGGATAGTTCACGACCACAAGAAAAAGATTTACGAAAACGCCAAGCGTCAAAGAAAACTTGACGAGAGAAATAAGGAGAACTAAATGAGTATAAATCAAATCCAAATCCTAATAAGCCTAGTGCCTATTGCTTATGTGGCTGGTATGGCAATACCAGTTCTAATCATAGACCTAAAGGAACACCGAGTTCCTAACAAGGTTGTTATGCCCCTACTGTTACTAACCTTGTTGTGTTGGCTCACGCTGGCAGTCTGGCAAGGTAAGTGGGCTGAACTAGGCTTATCTGTCCTAGTATTCTTAGGTCTAATGTTTATGGGCATAATTCTTAACTACTTTGACTGGCTTGGTATGGGTGATGTTAAATGTATGGCAACGCTGGGATTAATTATCGCTTGGTTCTCTGTCCCTGCCAGTCTAATATTCCCTTTAATCGTATTCGGGCTTAGTCTATTCATTGTCTTTGGGGCATTACTCCTAGACGCAATAGGTTTGATAAACCTAGATAGAACTAAAACTGTGCCTCTCTATCCGTACATTATCGTAGCCTTCGGTATAATGATGTCGTTTATCATAAAATAGAGAGAGAATTAAATACTAAAGCCCCTAGCAATAGGGGCTTTTTTATTGCCGTTTTAGGAGAGCCAATGGTCTAAACGAAAATAGAGAAGCTCATACCTGATGAGATGGGTTTTAAACGGAGAGAGAATTGAGAGATAAAGAGATTAAATAAATGAGTAATCGTAATTAAAATCAGCAATAGTTATCCTAATTTGCGTTGCCGGATCGGGATCGCTGAGCAAAAAATAGAGAGAAATTGAGAGAGAATTAAATATTAAAGCCAGAGAGTTAATTATTTGTAGAGAGAATTAAAAAGCCCTACCACCAAAATTGGCGGCAGGGCTTTTTTTATTTAATTATTGAGAGAGTGCGTGTAATTTCGTGATACGAAAACCCGACCAACTATCCTTGTCGGTGACTACGATAGGGGCAGAAGTATAGCCTTTTTCCTCAATTAAAGAGTTAATTTCAGGACTATCCGAAATCATCTTGCTCTCAAAAGGTATGTTATGGACAGAGAGATACCTTTTGGTTTGCTCACACTGGACACAGTTAGGGTTGCTATACACAGTAATCATTATTGGTTATCCTTAATTAGTTTGATTTCACAAGCGTCAGTTGTACAGTATGCCTCACCGATAGCGTCAATACCTAGACCCTGATAGACCCCAGCGAAGTCAATAGGGAATAGTTCCAAAGCATATTTATCGTATTCTTCTTGAGAGATTTGGGTGTATGGCATTTGAGGATATACGAAATTACCCATTGGCAAGAACGAAATTGTCTTGAGTTGGCCATCGTACATATGTAGCACAGTACCTACATCTTTAATTTCTTTTTCAGCGTCAAAAGAGATAGTTACAGACACAGAGTTATCTGACCACCAGCGTTGAGCAGTAGAAGCGAGAGCAACCTTTTCATAGATACTCACATCTTTTTCGGAACGCTTAGCGAGAGATTTAATAGGAAAGAACACCACAGAAGTCTTGGTAGGGTTCTCACTAGCAGGTTCTACTCGGTAATTAGCCATTTTAAAGAGTGAGAGCATTGGGTCATCGTTACCGAAGCGGATGGCACGCAAGAAGTACTCGCCGCCTGGAGTCCAGTGAACCCCTGGCGATTCACCAGCCAGGATGGATACCGTACCAGAAGGCTTTACGGTAGTTGTTTTTATGGATTCCCTAATTCCTAGCCACTCGGAATATGCTTTATCGTAATTTATAACCGTAGAATATCCTGTGTCCATCCAGTCGCGCAGCACAGGAAGCCCGTGGATATCAGCAAAGTTAGCCACACCAGACATAGATGTACCAATGCGTCTGTTCCTCTGCATTATGGCATTTGTTTCTTCCCAGTGAGTAGGGAGTAGAGTTACGGTCTTTGCGTAGAGATAAGCAAACTTGAGAGTGCGCTTGTAGTCCTCAAGAGATTCGTGGCGATTCAGGTAGGTTTCTACGAGAGTACAACACTCAAAAGATTCTAGGGACTGTTCGGCACACGGATTATATCCAGAAGCACGCCAGTCTTTATTGTTAGGTTGGTCGGCCAAACGCCCATATTTTCTGGTTACATCCATCCAAATAACCCCAGGCTCACCGTTAAGAGCGATACCCTCAACGATAGGTGAGAGGTCAGTACCCACAGAGGTTTCTACAGAGTTATTGGACATCCAAGCCCAGCCCGGATTTTCAGGGTCGTAAGAGTTACGCTCTGGGAAACGGTCAGCGTTCTTGAGATTTAAGAAATCCTCGTCATCTATGCGACCAAGCAGTAGCTCTGCGGATCGACGTACGTTACCGGATACGACGCAAACACCAATCATATTTCCTATATCGGCAATATCAATTCGGGTTAACTTATTTCCAGCACGATTATCAAATAATTTTCTAATCTGGTCGTGCAGTTTAACCAACGGCTCAGGGCCCGCGGCCGTTCCACCAAACGTAGCTATTGGAGTACCAAAAGGCCTAATTTCTGAGTAATTAAATACATAAATAGGCTGGTCTGCTTTTAAATAAGAATTAATTAATGCCGAAGTACTATCTACCCAGCCCTCCCGAGTGTCAGGGATATCGAACATTTGTTCGCCTTTTGGCGCATAAATGTCAAAGCCCTTATCAGCACCCTTGTCGTCAAAGCCTACGCCTACCCCTAGCATCGACGCTTCCATCAGAAACGCAAACGGCTTGGCAGGGTTGTTTTTAGACATTTCATTAGTAGAAACAAATGCGCAATTCTGTAAAGCAGCCGAGTTTTTTTGCTCATTTACCAAAGGTGTACCCATCACCCACAGCCCGCGGCCAGGGGGAGTCCACTTTAGGTTAAATAGACGGTCAAATGCTTCCTTAGCAGAAGCCTGCGCCTTAGCGTCGTTCCACGGCAGCCGATTAGTCTTACAGTGGTCTTTCTGTAAAGAATACATACCGTTAATAACTCGTTCACAGACCTCGGCCCAAGTTTCTTTAGTACCGTCAGCCTTTAGGCGTGAGTAAGTGCGAAGAAAAGTGATTTCACCAACAGAGTTTCCAGCAACATCTTTATACCCCCAAGGAACTTGCTTTGCTTTGTAGCCTTCTACGAAGTCTGATGTTAATTTAAATGATAATGGCATAATTATTCCTGTTCTTTTTGTGAGGGGGGGTAGTGTTCTAGTATAGTCTATCTTCATTTTGAAAGACAGAGAAATTGGACGATTGGTGTGTTATTTTATTCATATTTTGGGAAGTGCCATTGAGGGTAAAAACTGGCACATATATCAGCTATATATCAGTCGGATTTATCTTCATAA